CACCGAGAGACGTACACACAGCGATCCTCCGTCTCATCAAAGAAGGTAAGATGGAAGAAGGTGGCTTGGGTCTGTATGAGACGTTTGTGCATTTTGACGTTCGCGGGCACAGAGCTCGCTGGTACGGCAGTAACGTCTCCCCCTAACACGCCACAAGGACACCGACATGAAGGTACATAATCCCGCGCCCGACTACTATGAGATGCTCGCGCAACTCGCTACAGAGAGCGAGGACATCATCGAGAAGGCGATGCGTGGTCAAAAGGGCGAGTACAGCGCGCTTCCGACAGCGCACGACATCAACCCTTGGGACAGCAAGACCGCGTTCGGAACTGAGATCCGCTCTTCGGAGCACGAGGGCACCGTCGGTCTTGATTACGATGTGCTCCTTCAGATGTCTCGTGTGCCTGTGATCAGCGCGATCATCCAAACGCGCATCAACCAAGTAGCAGAGTTCTGTACACCACAAGACTCACCGTTCGACGCAGGCTTCGTCATCGGCCCTCGCGACAAAGACGCGGAGGTGAGCGACGAGCTGAAGGAGCGCATCGCATCGCTCACCTCGTGGATAGAGACGTGTGGGGATGGATACAAGCACGGCGGTGCGTATGACTTTGAGAGCTTTGTTCGCATGATCCTGCGTGACTCGCTCACCTATGATCAGTGTGCGTTTGAGCTGATGCGTAACAGGAAGGGCGAGCTTGTAGGCTTTGTCCCCGTGGACGCTTCAACGATACGTCGCGCTAGTGTGGGAGAGGAGGAGCGCAAAGAGGGGCGACGCTCTTGGGACGACGCTGCCTTCGTGCAGGTGATTAACCAAAAGCAGGTTGCGGAGTGGGACGCAGACTCCCTCGCCTTCGGCATCAGGCGCCCTCGTACATGGATCTATTCACGAGGCTATGGTTACCCAGAACTTGAGGAGTTGATCCGCACGGTCACGTACCTCGTCAACGCGGAGACGTACAACGCCTCAAACTTCGTCAACGGCATCCACGTTAACTCGATCCTCGCGGTCAAATCGAAGATGTCACCTCAGCTCTTCCGTGCGTTCCGTCGTGACTTCTATGCGATGCTCAGTGGCGCAAACCAAGCGAAGCGCACCCCGATCCTCCAGCTCGACCCTGAGAGCAACGAGGAGGTGAGCTCGGTCAATATGTCATCGAGCGCAGAGGAGATGGGCTATTCAACGTGGATGGGTTATCTCACGAAGATCGCGTGTGCGATCTATCAGATTGACCCCGCAGAGCTTGGCTTCGTGTTTGGTAGCGAGGGTGTATCAAGCGCGTTGTCTCAAGGTGGCCCAGAACAGCGTATTTTGGCTTCGCGGGACAGAGGTCTACGCCCGCTGCTCCGTCAGGTGCAAGGGTGGCTGAACAGGTGGATCATCCACGAGATCGACCCCGATCTTACGCTGCGTTTTGTTGGCCTCGACGCCGAGGACGCTGACTCAAAGCTCAAGAGCGACCTCGACAAGGTCACGCACTATATGACCATCAACGAGGTCCGCGCAGCTAACGGCCTAGAGCCACTTGCCAAAGGTGGCGACATCATACTCAATCAGACCTACATCGCGGGTACGATGGGCGCAGACGGGGCGGAAGGTGACATCGGGATGGACATGGATAGCGGAGATCAAATGAGCGCAGAGGGCGAGGGTGCTGGTATCGAGGAGAGCGAGCAACAAGAGGACGAGGGCGCAGGGATCGAGGAGAGTGAGCAACAAGAGGAGACTGCGTCGGGTTTTGAAGATGCTTTCAAGGCTCGTAGGGTCCATGTTTCGGTGGAGATATAACGATGAAAACAGCCTCCTTTGTGCTCCGTAAGGGATCCATCCCTAAGAAGTATGACCACATCAACTTCGTCCCCCCCAAGGGAGTACGTGACGAAGCAAAGAGGGGGCTCAAGTTGCGTCGCGAACACGGACGCGGCGGGCTGAGTACATCGCAAGCAAGCGCACACGGCATCGGTAGCGGTGTCCAACGAGCGGCGACTCTCGCTTCGGGAGGGCGAGTCTCCCCTAGTACGATCAAGCGTATGCGCTCGTTCTTCGCTCGCCACTCTGCGTACAAAGAGCACCATAAGGATCGCACAAGCGCGGCGTACATCTCGTGGCTTCTTTGGGGTGGTGACGCAGGGGAGCGGTGGGCAAATAAGGTCTATGCTCAAATGGAACGTGCGGACGAAGAACTAAAGAAGGCAGGGGCTGGAGGGGAGCGCGCAGGTCACAAGTACATTCGCCGCGTTCGTGCAGTGCGAGACGGACGCATGGGGTGGAGGTACATCTACAAGCGCCCCAAAGAACAAAGAGAAGGCCAAGCGGAACAAGGAGCCACAGAGGAGCGCACGTCGAGCGGTCAGCTAACAATGGACTACATACGCGAGGTTGGTCTTGAGAACGCCGTTCTTGATGCTTCTCCTGATCCGCTAGAAGATACAACGGAGGGCTTCGCAGTTCAGCTTCAGGACGCCTCATATATCTTGCTCGGTGCCGACCCGTTGCTTGAGGCACTAGACCAAGGTGGTGAGGATGTATCTCGGATCGCGTCCACCATAATCGAATATGAACTAGGTGACCTCGGTACCGATTGGGAGCCTGAAGAGATAGCGTCGTCGATGCTTGACTCAGACGTAGACCATAGCGGCACGTTTGAGGCGATGACGGAAGCCCCTATGGGGGAGCAGGAGCAGCTCTCTTTCGATGATCCTACTTTCGTCGACGATGGTGAGTCTGCACCGAACGTAGAAGGCGAGGAATCCGAAGCAGATAGGCGACGAGCGGAGGACGTTGCCTCCATGGTGAGGGAGTTGGCGGATCTGCTTGAGAGTGAAGGTCCTACCAGCGCGGAGGACGATGCCCCTTCTACCGATGGTGCCGATACGACATCTTCAGAGGACGAGTCCCCCGACCTAGAGGCAGCAGCGGAGCAACACGAGACGCTGACCGAGACGCTCAGAGAGAACGAGCAACTAGAACCTTTGGCTGACGCTATCGACGCCATCGCACCAGTGAAGGATGGTAAGATTAGCCTCCCTGTAAAAGACGTGGGCAAAGCCATCGCACTGCTCACGCTGATCACTGCTGTCGAGGCATATAAGACTGCGACAATGGAGAACGATAACGCGCCAGACCTAAACGATCTTGAAAGCGCGTCACGCAGAGGACTCAAGCAGATTGACAAGGACAAGATCGCAGAGGCAAAAGCCAAGATGCGTGAGTCGTTGAACAAAGAGCGCCAAGAGGCTCGCGAAAAGATGACTCGCGAGAAGTTGGTGGCAAGGCTCAAAGAGCGCCAAGAGAAGAACAAAGCCGCGAAAGAAGCACAGGAGCGCGAGCTTGAGTTCCGCAAGCAAGAGGCGGAGCGGAAGGAGCGACGCAAGGAGGAGGCGAAGGACAAGCAAGCTGCTCGTAGGGAGGAGGCGAAGGACAAGCAGGCAGAGCGCAAAAAAGCACAAGCGGAAAAGCGAGCGGAGATCCGAGAGAAGCAGAAGGAGAAGGACGCCGCGCGTAAGGAGAAGCAGAAGGAGAAGGACGCCGCGCGTAAGGAGAAGCAGAAGGAGAAGGACGCGGAGCGCAAAAAAGCACAGGCCGAGAAGCGAGCGGAGATCCGAGAGAAGCAGAAGGAGAAAGCCGCGGAGCGCAAGGAGAAGCAGAAGGAGAAGGACGCGGAGCGCAAGGAGAAGCAGAAGGAGAAGGACGCGGAGCGCAAGGAGAAGCAGAAGGAGAAGGACGCCGCGCGTAAGGAGGCGGCAAAAAGGCGGGACGCAAAGCGTAAGAAGGCGGAGGAGCAGAGGGCGATGAAGCGCAAGAGAGCGGCAGACTTACGCAAGAAGGCGGAGAGGGAACGTAAAGAGGCAGCGAAGAAGAAAAAAGTACCTAAGCGTGTCCCAAAAAGAGTGAGAAGGGCAAACAATGAAGCTACACCTTGAAGCAACGCCCACCGAGCTTTCGGAGCTGACACTGGACGAGCTCACCTCTCGCATTGAGCGTGCTGCGCGTATCGTTGCCCATGCTGCGCTGAACGACGGCCTCCGCAAAGCGAGGAGCGAGCGA